TCATTGGGTTGATCAAAATTAAGTTGTCTAATTTCTATGTTTCCTTCTCTACCACCAGTAATATTCACATATTGTAATGGAAATCTAATCTTTTGTAACTTAATATCCGCTTCAATGACTTTATTGTTTTGCAAAAAGATTTCACTTTTCATGGAATCAGGATCGTTGATGAGTTCTCGAAGTCGCTTTCGTGCATCATTGAATTCTTTGCATGCAACTGCAATCTCTTCGGTTCGTTTCTTTTCCATGGCATCATACTCTTCGAAAGTCGGAAATCGATAGACCGGTAATGGAATGGTCTCAATGACTTGTCCTTCTTTATTTTTTTGAACAAGATTACCCTCTTCATCGTAATCAAATAGTTTTGGCTTGGATTCTTTACCCTTATAAAATCGTTCTAACTTCTCTGTCGACATTCTCTATCTTAACCTACGTATTTTGACTTTTTACAAATATCGCCATATACATGCATGATTAAAAAATAATCTATAATTTCTATGATTCATTAGTAATGGCTGAACCGGATACTGGTGGATTTAATTTTGTTTCGCTGGGACCTTCATTTGCTATTTCCTTTTTTTCATTATTTGGATTTTACTACCTTTTTCAACTAAGAGACACGCAGTATTTTAATGTTTTATTATGGGTTGGTGTACCTTTAATTGCATTTATTTTACTATTTTTTACTAATTTATCCTCTCAACTCATTTCATGCAATCAGATTGATGCAGGAAAGGCACTGATGGGTGGAATTCCTGTGATTGGTACTCTCTTGCTTGGTTTAGCTGTCTCATCTATTTCTTATTGCCGGATACCTGTTGCTTCCGTTGTTGCACCATTATTCCTTGGTACCTCAATGGATGTAGTCAACGCAAAAGGTAACACAAACGTGAATTCTATTAAAAATAGTAACTCAAATAAGTGCTGTAGTCCAACTGTTTCATTGGAAAGTATTGAGTTAAAGAATCCCGAAATTGCTGGGTTAAATCGTGGATTTTATCTTATGTTTTCCATACTATTCGGTTTTGTGATTGGTAATAATATTTCAACTGTTTGTTGATTTAATCCGTTTGCACCTCTGGACTTGAAGCAGTGTTATGATATATTAAATTGGGTGCTTCCGGACCTAAGTAGATGTATTTAGGAATGCCCTTTTTAGCAGTTTCATTAACATCTAAAATGTAGTACCCAGATTTCATGTCATTCGGAGTGGATGGCTTTTTTGTGCTCTCCACAAACGTAGTGGGAGTTTTCATACCCTTGTTTGAAAGATTCTCAGGCTCAATTGATTCTTTCACTACAGCGACATCGGTCTTATTCATGACTCCTCCTAATCCGGTTGAACTAGCAATGACAAGAACAATGATATAAGAAAGAATTGCCCACATAATTGCAAACATCCAGAAAGGCATCCAGGTATAACGTTCTTGGTTGCGACCTAATCCAAATTCTTTCCATTTACCATCTTTTGCAAACATAAACTCGGGCTTGAGTATCAAGACAACAGAGATACCTATTAAGTACAATAATCCTGAAAAGATAAGTAAGGACATTTCTTATTGTTCTTAATAGAAAAATCGGTGTTAAAAAATGCTATCTTACGAATCCGTATCTTCATATCCATGCTGATTTACATCATATCCGCCCTCATTTTCATAGTAATCATCGCCAAGTTGAAGATTACCATACTCATCCATGGGAACACCCTTTGGAGGTGCATACTCACCTGCCGCCCATTCCGGAAAATCAGTTATACCCATTTCTCTACGCTGTTGTTGCTCAATTTCCCAAATCTCACCATCATAGGCATGGATTCTACCACCAATTGACCATTTGCCCATTCGAAGATTTTTCGTAATCAATTCTACTTGCTTTTCTTCGTCGGACATTTTATTAAGGCGATCCAAAACCATGGTTCGTTCTTTTTCATTTCGAATTTCAATCATTTCCTTAATCTTTTTATCATCGTATGCTAAGAACTCGTTATTAAACTTCTCAAGCGTTGTTCGAACCAATTGACGAACATACTCTTCCGATGGATCATTGAACAATCTTTCCTTTGCACTGGGTGCCTGTTTGCTGCTATCTAACAACGTTGCAAGGGGCCCATAGAACATAATTTCTTGAATAAACTCTTGTGCATCTTTACCGAATGGAATCTTATAAAAACTGAGCTTGTTCTTTAATGAAAGAACTGCACTTAATTGATTGACAAAATGTCCCATCTTAGACCTTGCAAAGTCATATCGTTCTTTCTTGAAATCATCTTGTTTAAACTTTAGCAACTCAAGTTCAATCTTAATAATCGGTTGAATTGCATCCGTTACATGAGATTCACTAAGATCATGCTCTAGTTCATAGGGAACAAACAGACTATTTGGATTGTAATTGACAAGCTTTCTTTCGAATTGCACAAGGAAATAAGTTTGTAATACCTGGAAGAAGTTAATCCATGGTAGTTTTACAATCTTATCCATGATGTCATGAATATCTGGTTCGAAATATCGTTCTACAAAGCTCTTTGCCTTCCCCGCAATATTAGAAATATCAGCTGCTGCCAGGGCGATATCACCTTGTTGGGCATCAGGAGGCAACTCTGAGAAATTTTGGTAGGTAGTCAGTAACAGCTCATTCCAAATTGGAACAGGTGGGGGTTGAATCTCACTTGACTTCTGAATTGTTACATCCATAGGTACTACCTTCTTACTTACCAACGGTTGTACTTTATTCACTTCATGCATTTTGTCAAGTAAAGTCGTAAAGGTATTTGCATTTACATCCACATTTTGTGAAACAAGTGCGGATTTACCCTCTGTATCCGAACTGCCCTCTGTATCCATGACAGCTGGAATGGTAGGGAATTGGAATCCACACCACGCACACATATTGTCAAGACCTGGTTCATGAGCATATCCCATTCTCGGTCCCTTAAAGCAACATTTTAAGAAAATACGGAAATAAGAATCTTTGTCTGGCTCTGCAACCAATGAACTACCTTCTCTTGGAATGAAGTTTGTAATCAAAAATTGACCCTGCTGATATGGAGTAAGTACTCGCTTACCAATGGGTGGAAGATTTGCAGCTTGATCCCAAAAGTTTGATGGTTGGCGAATATTACTAAGGCAACATGTTGTATTCAAGAACTGTGAATCACGAACCAACGATGCCGTTTGTTTTGCAAGGGCATGAGACTGACGAATCCATAATTTTACAAGGGCGAGTTTGCCCTTTGGCCCCATGTTTGCAGCTACTTCAGGTTGAATCGCCTCCCTGGCCGCTTCTTCTGGACTCACAATTATTTGCTGGGGTAAGAATGTTGCTGGAATCACATCCTTTGGACGACCCTTCTCAGGATCCGAACCAATCACATTCACCAGATAGTTCCTCTTCTGGGTTAATTTATATTGTATGTCACCATCCATCACAACATCCTTTAGTACAGTATCAATCGCTGTAATGATGCGTTTCTGTCGTTCAATATCATTTGCAATCATTTGAAATCCTGTCTCATTCCAAGGTGCATCGTTTCGACGAATGGAAGAAATAGCACAAGCAATGTATTCAATACCCTGTTTTTTAGTAGGTTCCAGACTTAATGGGTATCCGTCAAATCCAGGAGAGGCACATCCAATTAGTGAATATCGAACAATATAAGAAGGAATTCTTGTTTGAATTTCTAATAGCAAATAAACTGCAATACTGGAAAGAATACGAGTGGAGCGATATTGCTTGAAGGTGGGTAAATTAAGTTTTGGATTTGCAGCACGTAATTTTTCATAGTCATCTTGTTTTCGTAACTTATTAAGATAAATAGTGACATGGTCAATGATATACATATAACCATCGTTTGTAAGATTGATTCCAATTCGCTCGGTGATTTCACGTACAATGTTATAAATTGTTTTCTGATTGTCACTAAGTACTGTTGTTATATCCAAGGCGGCTTCAATGGGTACATTGATTAGATTCTCAATCTTTTCTACAAAAAGTGCATCTTTATCTTCTAAGACGGCTCTTCCTGATTTAGGCTTTCCATTATCATCGAATTCAATATTGTTATCAAAATCAAGAGCTCGGATGGGCTGACCACAATTTCGACAAATGTACTGGCCTTGGAACTGTCCACCCGAAAACTTAAGAATGATTTCTTTTTCTATTGTTGTTTTCTCCTTTGGCTTTAAGAAGGCCTCAATCTGAAGACGTTCATGTACACACAATAGATGTTCTCGGCAAAGATTACAGTTGATCCAGTTATTATCACGCTGTCCTTGATATTGATGTAACTTTTCAGTTAGTTTTTGGAAACGCTCCTCGTCATCAAAAATACGACGAACTGCTACAAAATCTGCAACATGCTTGCATGTATTTCGTTGTGGCTTCTGCCCCGCATTCAGACGATTGTATTCCAGAAGCATTGCAATTTTACGAGAGTCAACATACTGCTTATTATTAGCGGTAAGACGTGCCTTTGCGATTAGAATACCATCTTTTCCTGCAGCAACTTGTAAGTAGTCAGGATATTCTTTCAATAAGTAATTTACTTTTGCAATGTCAGAGTCTGCTAATGAAATATAAATGCGTCTAAAATCTTCCAATGCATCCGCTAATCGAACCTGATTTCGAATTTCCTCCAAGAAAGGAGGATTGACTAAAAATGGATTCGTCTCAGGTTTGCTTTCCTTTTCCTCATTAATTGTTTCACGAAGTTTATTTAGGGTAGAAAGCAGCTGTGCTTGATACTTTCCAATCTTTTTGTTTAGAACATCCATAATAGTTGATGTTAACTCCAAATCATACATACCATATTGTCCTAACACTGCGAACGTATCACCTAAACCTAATGCAGGAATAGTAGTGCCTTCTAAGTAATCATCAATAGGAATATTTCCAAGTGTTTTTCCTTCTGCATCCAATAAAATAATATCATTGGCATTACCTACCTCTTTCGGGCCACCAAATTCTACCAGCAGGGATTTCATAGTTCTCTTTGGAAGCTGTGCACGACCACTGTCTACTGCAATGTTATTCGAACGACTCGATCCAATATAAGGAGCCAGTTTTGAGGGGAATAAAATATAATTGTTTAATACAGCGGATTCTTCCCCAATGAATGTCTGTTTCTTTCTCTCTGCTCCCTTTCGATAAGTAGCAGTAAGAGCACGTTCCATTCCATATGGCACTTTATAGAAAATAGGAATTTTAAGCATTTTCTTTTCTCCAACGGGAATCAGTCTCGAATCACCAGTGTATCCATAGATTTTACTCATAAATTCAGTTTTGTTATCTTCCTCGATAAGTTCAGGATAGCTAACTCGAAATAGTTCTGAGTCTTCAAGAGCTTTCCAATATGGATTAGCATTACCATTTGCTCTCCAAGGTGTAACATAGTCTTCCAGGAATTGTTTAGTATTTTTCCAGAATGCACTTTCTCTTCCTACTACTTGTTCCATGGCGGCCGAAACTTGATCACCTGTTCCGTTACGAATGTTTGCAAGCTCTTGCACAAAATTAGTAAAGTATATTTCATCCAAATTTTCCTTCCTCTCTTCTTGTGAACTTGCCATGGTTTCTTCAATGATTTCCTGTTCCATAGCGGATGCATAATATTCCTTCTTTTGAATACGGAGAACAGGGCGTCCCATGGCCACTTTGGTCTTTTGAATTAAATCCGAAAGATAGGTTGCTGAAATACTCTTTTCACCGCGAACGGTTCCATCTTCATTAAACTCAATACTGGCCTGTTTCAAGTGGAATAGCGTTTCGACAAGAACACGAATGGCACGAATGGCTTTTGGATCTTTTTGCAAGGAAGCATCGATTCCTGAAATAAAATCATTGAGAGCATCGATTTTCTGAATCGAATCAGGAATGCGTTGTTCAAAGGAAGCAGCCTCTCTAATAATCTTAGGACGTGTAATGGTTACAAAACCAATCTCCTCAATTTCATCCTCTTCCTCTCCTTCTTCCTCTTCCTCTCCTTCTGGCTCTTCGGATTCCTTCTTATCTTCTGAAAAGGTGGGTGGTTCCTCATTCATTTTTTCTTCCACTTGCTGTGTAATACTAATAACCTTGAAGGGTTGGTCTGAAGGAATACCAATGAAATCAAAGGAAATTGTTTCTAGTTCCTCGCTTTCTGGATCTTTGAGTTCAATAGAATCATTCTCTTTGTCAACTTTTGTAATGGTTGCAAGCTTTTTGTAAAGAGTACCATTTACATCAAAGAGATCGACTTTGTTTCCAACTCGAAAGTCTTGTTGTTCTACAAATGAATCAAAGTCTCTGCGTTTAATGATATAGACGGCTGTAACACCATCCTCCTCGTCAAAGCCTTCCTCGGTCATTTCAAAATCCTGTACCATGTTTGACACTCCAAATGGCTTGATACTCATACGTTCCGCATCATTATAATAAACAATTCCCTCTGTTCTTCCATATTTTGAGTCAATGACAATATGATCACCCAACATCGGCGGTTCATTGTCGTCCTGTAGCGAGGGGTTCAGGTTATCTGTCGGAGCAATTTGTACAGAAGACTCCGCAGCACCTTCTATGATAGCTTCATCATCGATTTCGTCATTTTGACCAACTCCTTCCTCCTCCAAAACAGCGATTTGAGCAGAAGTAGCAGGAGCATCCGCTATGGATACATTTTCCTCATTTACATTCACCATTTCATTGTTAGGATCATCTGGGCCTTCTATAGACATCTTCCCCTATCATCCTAATGAGATTCTTATGAATGAAACAAACCACTCTAAGCTTACAATAGTGATATAAAGAATGAAACCGTTATATATATAGCATTATATTACCGATGACATTTACATTTGAAATTACTATCTTTCAGGATCTCATTCAGCGATATCCGACGTGGGATCAACTGCATTCGTTTCTTGAGTCCGAAGAAGGTGGTCTTTTTCGAATCATTGACAAAGATGATAAGGGGCTTTGTTTGATTCGCTATGAAAAAGGTAGTTCTAACATGACGCTTCCACATAGTAAGTGGTTTCGTTCTGTCGTTTGGAATACAATTTCTAATCGCCCCGTGTGTATAGCACCATGTAAAACCTCATCGGAAGAATTTCCATATTCGACTTTCAAGGAGTTAGAATCGGCAGGAATTCTTTGTCAAGAGAACTTGGAGGGTTTTATGATCAATTGTTTCCAAACTACAAATGATGCGACGGTTCATATTACAAGTCGATCCAAGTTGAACGCGGCCGGAACATTTTATTCAAAAAAGACATTCCGTGAATTATTCGTGGAAGCCTATGAGGATACCTTTCAGGAAAAGGAAAACACGTTGTTTAGTAGTCTTTCAAAACCAGTTGAACAAAACGGTGAACTGTCCGTTTATTATAGCTTCTTGGTACAGCACATGGAACATAAGATTGTTAAGAATAATACTGAAAACCGTGTCTATATCATTCAAAAGGGAACAATTTATCAAGATGGGCGTATCGTGGTAGAAGATGGTGAACTGGAGACGATTCCTTTTGCAACGATTACAACTGCACCAAGTTATGCCTATATTCTAACAAATCAACGCTCGATGGAGGTGCAGGAGTGGTGCAAGAAGATACTCTCTGACAAACCGATTGACTTCCAGGGGTTGGTATTCAAAGATCGACATGGTAATCGTTGGCGAGTTCGTTCTGAAAAGTATTCTGCGATTCGTTCTCTTCGTGGAAACTCTCCCTCCATTCGGGATCGATTCTGTCAACTCTATACAACAAACTTGATCCATAAATATTTGGAATACTATCCAGAAGATTCATGGTCTATGTCGATTTACTTGCTTGAAATGAACAAGGTCATTAAAGTTCTTTATGATTTGTATGTACAGCTTCATATTCATAAGACAAAAAAGGTAGAAGACATTGACAAGATGTTCCATCCTCATTTGTACAGCCTTCATGGTGTGTATCTATCTCAGCTTCGTCCTACTGGAAAGGTAATGACACAGCATGCAGTTCAACTCTATCTTCATAAGCAACCTTGGCAGCGTCTCTCGTTTTTGATTCGAAAGCAAGTTGATATTCAAGATGTTGTATCATTGGTACGTCATGAAATGGAGGGATAGAGCGGTGGATTTCATTTTTTCTTATGTAAACAACTTAAAACATTCTGTCATCTTCTACCTTAGAAATGACTGGATCCAAGAATAATTATGCAATTGGTATTGACCTCGGCACAACCTTCAGTGCAGTTGGTGTTTGGCGTAATAACGCTGTAGAAATCATTGCGAATGAGCAGGGAAATCGTACTACTCCTTCTTATGTCGCATTTACAGAAACGGAACGTCTTATTGGTGATGCGGCAAAGAATCAGGTATCGGCCAATCCAAAGAACACGGTGTTCGATGCAAAGCGTCTAATCGGTCGCAAGTTTGAGGACCCCGCTGTTCAAGCAGATATGGTACATTGGCCATTTACCGTTCGTAGTGGTAAGGATAATAAGCCTGTCGTGGAGGTTGACTTCAAGGGTGAACGTGTAACGTACCAGCCTGAGGAAATCTCGGCCATGGTGCTAACCAAGATGAAGCAGACCGCGGAGGCATATCTTGGCGAGGAAGTGTCCAGTGCAGTGATTACCGTACCTGCGTATTTTAATGACTCCCAGCGTCAGGCGACCAAGGATGCAGGTACCATTGCAGGTCTGAATGTGCTCCGTATCATTAACGAGCCGACTGCTGCCGCCCTGGCATATGGTCTCGACAAGAAGGGTGCAGGTGAGCAGAATGTGATTATCTTTGACTGTGGTGGCGGTACACACGATGTTTCTCTCATCACGATCGATGATGGTATTTTTGAAGTAAAGGCAACGGGCGGTGATACGCACTTGGGTGGAGAAGATTTTGACAGTGCTATGGTGGAATGGTGCGTTCAGGAATTTGAACGCAAGAACCGGAATGTAAACTTAAAGGAAAATGTTCGGTCGCTGCGTCGTCTACGCACGGCGTGTGAGCGGGCCAAGCGTACTCTGAGTACTTCTACTCAGACTGCAATTGAAATTGATTCACTTATTGATGGTATTGATTTCAATGTCAATATTTCTCGAGCGAAGTTCGAAAATCTGTGCGATACGCTTTTCCGGCGTACGATTGCTCCGCTCGAGCAGGTTCTTCGGGATGCGAAGATGGCCAAGAATGAGATTCATGAAGTGGTCATGGTCGGTGGTTCAACTCGTATTCCGAAGATTCGTGAACTCGTTAGCAACTTCTTTAATGGCAAGAAGCTCAATGACTCGGTTCACCCCGATGAGGCAGTCGCCTATGGTGCCGCCATTCAGGCCCATATTCTGACCAAGGGCAAGGAGGGTAACGATCGTACCTCCGATCTCATTCTTCTGGATGTTGCTCCACTCTCACTGGGTCTTGAGACTGCGGGTGGTATTATGACTCCGCTTATCAAGCGGAATACGACCATCCCTTGCAAGAAGACACAGACCTTCTCGACCTATCAAGACAATCAGCCAGGTGTCCTCATTCAGGTCTACGAGGGTGAGCGTCAATTCACGGCCGATTGTAATCAGCTAGGCAGTTTCAAGCTTGATGGTATTCCTCCCATGCCACGTGGTGTTCCACAGATTGAGGTATCATTCGATGTTGATGCCAATGGTATTCTAAATGTCAGTGCAGCGGAGAAGTCGACGGGTAAGTCCAACAAGATTACGATTACAAATGACAAGGGTCGCTTGAGTAAGGAGGACATCGAGCGAATGATTCAAGAGGCAGAGAAGCATGCCACCGAGGACAAGCAACGGATGGAGCGTGTCGAGTCCAAGAACAAGTTGGAATCGTATCTTTACAACACCAGGAACGCCCTTCAAGAGGAGAAGGTGAAGGAGGCAGTTGGTATGGATACCGTCAAGGAGGTGGAGGGATGGATCAAGGATGGCATTGATTGGCTGGAGTCGAATCCGAATGCGGAGAAGGATGAAATCGATCATCAATACAAAACCTATGAGGATAAGATTCGTCCGATTATGATGAAGCTGTACCAAGATGCGGGTTCACCAGGCTCGGCACCATCAGAGGGTCGTTCGGGTCCAACTGTAGATGAAGTTGACTAATCAAATATTACATCATAAATAAGGAATGTGCATAAAAATCATATTATATTCATCTATTTTATCATAGTTGAATAAAATATGTTAACATAAAGATTCACTGCTTCTTTCTATTAAGACAATCTTCCTATTATGTCGCAGAGAGAGAAGCGTAAGGAGGAAGAAAACGAAGAATTTACAAATCTTTATAATCTACTTAACAAATTGGCTGCAAATAACAAAGATCCCAATAAAGTTATTTCGATTGATACAGATGAGCTTCTTCGATCCAACAAGCCACTTGAAAAAATAACAAGGGAGGATACCCTTCCAACTCGAGTACTAACCATTGATGATTTTCTTCCTACTCCAACTATTGCTCCTTCTGTTCCGACTATTTCCACTCTTCCAACCTCAAGTGTACCTATCAAACCAACTTCTCCTCCCATTCCCGAAGTTTCCTCATCAAGCACTTCTAGCACTGCTCCTCTATCTAAATCGAAATCGAATCATGCGTTTACAGTTACGATTGGAGTGGATGTTGCTCAACAATCCAATACATTCCTTTCTTCATCACAAGGAAACAAAGAATCCAATATGACAATTACCATTGGGGTTGATGTTAACTCCAACTCTTCGATTCAATTACATCATGTACATCATCCAGCAAACAGTCATTTGCCTACTTGGGATAAAACGATAAAAGATTTTCGTGCGGAGGTTCCATTATCCTCTGAACAAACGGAGGAAGAACAAGAGCAAGAGCAAGAGCAAGACCAGGAGCAAGAACAAGACATGCAAGAAGGGGAAGTTCAAAAGCAGGCCCAGGTAGAAGAAGAATCGAGTGGACGTAAAGAGTTTCAAATTGGAGATGGTAATCCTTTGATTTTTAACTATCCCAGTTGCAAAGCATGTAAAAAATCATTCACTCATTTCAAGTTTCTTAAAAGTCACTTCAAAAAATATCCTGTATGCAATCAATGGATTCAGACAATGGAAAAGGACCATAAAGCAATTCCCAAAAAAGGGATTCATATGTTGGTAGAAGACTATCTTCATAAAATCATAACAGGAGACAAACCGTTTCAATGTAAGTATTGTAAGAATGTATTCACCAATACAAGTAATCATCACAAACATTATCATACTTTTATGGCATGCAATCGTATGGCCATTGCGGATTTTATCAAGCATGTTAATGAAATGGTAACGTAGATAAGAATATGATTTACCTAATTATTACTACATCGATTGCAGCAAATCTTGGCATTGATTATTTTAAAGTACGCATGGAACGCTACATGTATGCTATTTCCGAGACACTGAAACATGTACCCTCTTCGGTTCAACCAATCATTGTTGAAAACAATGGTAACAAATTAGATTTTTTGGAGAGATTCCAACATGCAGGAAAAAAAGTACCTGTACTTTATACAAGGAATAATTCAATTGGAGCAAAAAGTAAGGGAGTAAATGAAATGTTGGATATTCAAGCCATTATTCGAGAGTTTCAGATTCAAGACGATGATATCATTGTCAAACTAACAGGCCGTTATCGTCTTCTATCACCTTTGTTCTTTCAAGAAATTCAACAGGAGGAGAATAAATACGATGCATGGGTAAAGTTTTTTGGTGCTTGCAGTCTTCGCTATGAAAATTACGACTGCATTTTAGGGTCATATGCCATTCGAGCGAAGTTTCTAAAGCTATTTCACGCTCTGTCCATTGACAATTATCTATCGGCCGAAATTGCATTTGCACGATATGTTCGGTTTTCAGGAGCAAGAGTGAATGAAATGGAGAAACTGGATCTCGAGTGTTTGTTTGCCGAGGATAATCGCCGATTAGAAGTATAGAATGGCAGCATTGCAGAATATTGTATTTCAACAAGTCGATGCATTCGAGGATGCCTCCGAAGAATCAGGACAGCCGCGAAAACAGCGTTCGGTTGTTCACATACGTGTACAGCAACGAAATGGAAAAAAATCGATTACCACCGTTCAAGGTTTGGCCGATGACTTGGACCTCGCAAAAATATTAAAAGCACTCAAGAAAACATTAAATACTAATGGGACGATTTTAATGGATGATGAGTTTGGAGAGATTCTGAATCTACAAGGCGATCAACGGAAATCAGTTTCTGATTTTTTATGTACTTATCATATTTGTCAGCAATCAGAAATTAAGATACACGGATTTTAGTGTAAAAAAAATATAGATGATTCGAAATAGTGCTATTTGGAATGATATATATTTATGATGTTAGTTATTGATTACTGCAGTTTCCTTACAATTGGAACACGGAACGATTTTCCTGGTGCCTTTTTCATAGCAGCAGCCGATGCTCCAGGTGCGGGAGAAGCAGAAGCAGCAGAAGCTACTGGTACAGCACCTGTGGATGACCTCCATGCATTGCGTAGCTGTTGGAACATTTCTACACAGCCCCTCGCTGCCGCTGCAAAGGCAAGTCGAGCTGTTGCCTCTTCTCCATCTTCTACACCAATTCGAAGCACCATTTCATCACGAAGTGGGTGGGGAACCTTGTATCCTGCATAGGTAATCTTGGGTTCCGCAGTTCCTTCAATATGATGCTCCACCAACCATGTTTGAAGAAGATTTCCAAGAGTATGATCATGTCCTCGAATCAAGAAATCATAACCAACAATTCGAGCATCAGAAGGAGAGATAGAAATTTCTTTAGGAACATCACCTTTTGCCAGATTAACGTATTTACTACACATATTTTCACCAACCTCACAGGCATTCTCGACAATATAATGAACGGGTAATACGCCAACGGTTTCGACAGTGAAATCAAAGCTATCAGGTTCGCCCTTTTCATTCATTTTATAACAACGTTTAATTTGCATGGTATTAAATTCACGACGAAGAGCGGCATATCGATCTGAATTTTTATCCAGTTGTCCACTAATCTTCTTGGAAACAACCAACCACTGATTGAACATTTCTTCAATTCGGTCTGGATCATTGTCTTGAGTGTACTCGTAAGAACACTGAGAAACAGGGCTGAATCGAGCATGTTCGCGTCCTGTACCCTTGGTAGCCTTAGCAATAATTTCAATTACCTGTTCTGTCGATTGGAAACCTGGTTGAAGCGTTGCAATTAGGCAAGTATCACCTGTGAGTGGATTACGAGGGAAGAATTGTTCTGTTGGAACAATCTTTTCTTGGTTCAATACCTCTTTCTTTTCTTCCTCCGAACCACCTTCTTCAGGATGACGAGGAAATCCATCCGATACTTTTTCAATGACTTTAAAATCACCAGATTTCACATACTTAATATTGTCCTTATCACTACTAACTTCCAGTTTGAAAACGTACTTCTCAGGGTTCCAATTACGTGGATCTTTGATGTTGATGGGGAGAAGACCAATACGGTCTGCCAACATTTCATTTGTCATAGGAGTATCATTTCTGTTTACAACTACATCTGTTGTGGATCCGGTAGAAGTCATATCTGCTCGAAAAGCTACGGTTTCTACACCAGTTAGAATAAGACGTCGAAGGGTATTGGCGTAGGTGACATGGATGGGAGTTAGAGTGAACGTCATCGTTCGTGAATCAACCTCTTTCAAGTTTTCGAACTTCATCATGTTTTGGAAAGATACTCTACCCTAGCTTCCGAATGATCATTTTAATCAATTTTTATGAAATGCGTCCATAACGATTTGTATTCGTTCGTAAAGTTAAAAAGGATGAGCAGACCTGCACCAGTTCATATTTGTTTTTACTCCAACCGTTGCGAATGGTCGAAGGCATTTATTGAGGAGATATCAAAAACAAATTATCACAAAGAATTTCGGTTTATTTGCGTCGATCCTTCGGCAAATCGTCCTCAACTTCCATCGTGGTTAAAACAAATACCCACTCTTGTTATTTCAGGTGAGCCAGAACCTCGAACGAACAGTGAAGTAATGAACTGGCTTTATGAGAGAAAGATGAGAGATGGCGGTGGCTCTCAACAGGGTGGCAGTGGGGGAGCTGCTATGGCTTCGATGGAACCTGAGCCCTATTTAGATGTAGAAATGGGAGGAGGCTTTGGCGATCAGTACTCCTTTATTGGAGAAGATACCTCTGCCCAAGGCAATGGAGGTATGAAAGTACAGCATAATTTCACTTATTTGAATGGTCAGGATTCTGTAGGTACTAGAGAGGCTTCTAGTTTCCAGTCAACTTCCAATGATCAAAAACGCAGTAAGAAAGAACAACTACTTGACCAGCAATACGAGCTTATGATGAAAAATCGTGATTCAGGAATGCCAAAACCTGTCATGAGACAGTGATGAATCGTTTTAAAGATGATGATACACAAATAAATGATATAGTATAATTTCTGAGACATGAAATCAATCTAAAGCATTTGACTAGACATACTAATAGTTAGAAGATGTCTGCCCTTAGTGCTTTTACGACACAACTTGTTAATTTCTTCGATGAACTTTGTAATACCTTTCCGGAAGAAAAGGATATTAAAATGGCAACCGAAGCAATCAAGGGGGCCAAAAAAATTAATCCACGGCTCATTTTAGACCTATTTCTTAATCATGTATACAATGACCTTGCACCTGCCATTGCTCGTCGTGACATTATCATGATTCGTGAAGCGGCCCAACAAAAGATTAACACCCAGTTCAATGAAATGATTTCGGCACTCGCCATCTTTGACAAACATTGGGATTCGATGGGACCGAACAATCAGGAAACCATTTGGCAATATCTCAAGGTCCTGTGTATTCTCTCCGAAAAGGCACGTGCTGCGTGATGAATTTAAAGGGATTTTAGTTACCCCTAAGAAGAATGGAAGAAACGGGGAAAGCAAAGGCAGCGAATTCATCAGATGAAGATTTTGATATGAATGCCTCTATGTTTCAGAAAAAGTACAAGGAGTTTGCAGACGATTTGTTAGGTGCTCTTCCAGAGTACGCTGCATCGATTCAGACGGCTCTTGCACTTGAAAACAAGGAACGACTTCATCGGTTTCAGGAAGAAGTGAAGGTTGGAAATACCCTGGGAGGTGGTGACAGTGAAGATTTTACAAAGAATCCAGGTGGTGTTCTTCCTGGAGTCGTCATCACCGACGGATTGTGGGCAACATTGTCCGATAATTCCAAGAAAGCCATTTGGGAGCATGTACGTATTCTATCGATTTGTTGCTTCATGGAAGCTGGCTTTGGAGATGCAACCAAGCCACCTGTTTGGATGGAGGATGCCATGAAAGATTTGAAAGACAAGATGGAGGGAATTGACTTTCAATCCATTATTAAAAAGTTTATGGGTTTCTTCCAATCGGGAGACAAAGGAGACAAAGGAGAGACTGAAGAGGATGGTAGTCTACCTAAAATTCCAGGATTGGAAAAGTTATTTGAAAATGGATTCCCTAAGATTCCTGAAAAGTTTCTGAAGGGGCATATGGCCAAATTAGCTCAAGAGATTGTGAAGGAAATTACACCTGAAGACCTTGGTTTAACAAAGGAAATTTTGGCAGATGCCGAAAAGACCCCGTCCCGGGCTTTTGAGGTCCTATTTGGTACATTGAGTAACAATCCTGATGTCATTGAAAAGACTATTAAGAAGATTGGAAATCGACTCCAACAAAAGATTATGTCTGGTTCCATTCGTCCCCAGGAAATTGCACGTGAAGCAGAGGAACTCATGAAGGAGTTCGCAAGCAATACCAACTTTGTAGACATGCTAAGCAGCATCAAGAGTTCGTTTGGTTTTGAAGATATGGATATTGCTCGTGCAGCAGGAAAAGAGGGAAGTGCTCGGCTCTCGATTGCAAGAGAGCGTCTACGTAAAAAGATGGAGCAAAAGAAACAGGCACAAACAAAGGCACAAGCTCCTTCCAACGAGCCACCTAAGAAGGCAGGGAAGGGGAATGGTAAGAAATAAAGTTTATAAGGTTTAGGATAATGAGTGATAAGAAAGATAAAGAGTGCGATCCTCCATTTTGGAAGGATATTACGATCCTCTTTCAGGATTTTTCCTTGCAGTATCGTCCAACATGTGAACATTCCTCATGGAATTTTGGAGTCCGGTTACTCCTATTATCTCTTTTTGTGGGATTGATAGCCAGTGCATTTGGTGGTTTATCTATCATTCTTGTCAGTTTGCTATTTGGATTCATTACTGCAATGGTTATTATTTTAACCACGAAGGTAGAAGAAAAGAAAGAAGAAAAAGAGTTCAAACCATTGCCCTATATTGTAAACGTCGATCCGGATCATTATCTTGCCTCGAAGGCTGTTAAAAAAACAGAAGGATTTGTTAATGGAGGATCGAAGCCTGGATCGGTGCAACCACATGATCCAACTGGATTTGTAGAGGTCGATGCCCACCCTTATTCAGGGCCTGCTTTGCCTGACTATACTCCACCAACTTCTCGTAACTTATTTATGAATGTATTACTGGATGAAATAAAATACAATCCAGACCGCCCTGAGGCAGCTCCAGTAGACAATCCAACCGTGAAGCAAACCTTTGATGACTTTTTCCGTGTTCAGTGGTTCTCCGATCCAACCGATGTCTTTGGAAAGAATCAGAGTCAACGCCAGTTTGTGACACAGCCGTCTACCACAGTACCGAATGACCAGGGTGCATTTGCCAACTGGCTGTACAAGATTCCTGGAAAGACCTGTAAGGAGGGTGGACGCGAAGCATGCCTGGCTGGCACTGATGGTGGTCCCATTCCTTGGCTGAATATGGCATCTTAAATGTTGTTTTCTACTCAATATATTATATGGCTATCATGATATTAATCATATAATATATAGAATCATTCATTTATTAACCCAAAGGAGCCTGTGTTAAAAGATAGGGTTTCTTTTGACAGCTAAATCGTTTCAACGTTTTACCCTTTCGTTGAAGTACCGAGGTGACACAGATAGCAATCGCAGCCTTTTCTTTACCCTTTTTGCTTTTGTTTTTTTTGTTTCGAAGTTTCACCGTTTTCCGAACTTTTTTAATGCATCGACAAAAATCATTGGCAAGAGGGCTAGGTTTACTCATTCTTTTTAGTCATAATATTTTTTATGCTCTATTAGTTCAGAGATAATGGAGATTAACAGATTAACTCATTCGCGAGATGACCTTTGTGGCATTCAGTCTTTTTACTCGCAGTCGGTTGGTCCTGGTCGTTATATGACCACCAATTTAGTTCCCAAGGCCACCGGCGTCAACCCAATGGCCGTAAATCAATTACTAATCTACCCTCGTGAAGGATACGGTTACAATAATGCATCCATCGATGCAGACTCGATCCTTCGTAATCAAATGGCATTTAAGAACAACCGTTGCATGATTCGCCCGCAGAGCCGTCCTTTCCTGACAGTGCCTTTCATGGCAGGTGGTAACCCATCTCGTGATGTCGAAAGCCTCTTGCTCCATTCCGAGCAGGTTCGTATGGGCAAGGAGTGCGGCACGGTAACAGAGCAATTCTTCCCTCAGCAATACACTCCTATGATCCCGATTCTGAAGGACAATGTTCAGAATCCGAAGAATCTCGTTCCTGAAGTCGCTGCGTCTGGTTGGGTTCATGGCGGTATTCCTACTCGTTCGTACCTCCGCGATGTTAATTGCTAAATCAAAAAAAAACCGATTTTAAATATTTGCATTATAAATATGGTAATATAATACAAATATGGAGAGTAAATATTTTTTATGCATATGATGTAGAAGATGAATAATTCCGGTTCTAACCTTGCTAATGTTATGAATATGGCCAAACCCAAGAAGTCACGTCGTACTCGTGTACAAATGATTGCAAATCTGGAGAAGAAGCTTGCCAACAAGACTGCTAAGCAGGTTGCTAAGGCGGCCAAGGAAGAAGCTCTTAAGGCGGAAAAGGCAATGAAGGCAAAGCAGAAAGAGGAACAAAATGTTCTGATGTCGGTTGGTAAGTTATTTGAGAAGGGAAATATTGAACATGAGAAGGCAATGATGAAGGCTGCAAAGAAGGCGGAGAAGAATGCCGAGAAGGCAAGAAAGGCTCAGGAAGAGGAGGCAAAGAAGCTCATGAAACTCCAACAAAAGAATGAAAAGAATACAATGGCAGCTGTATCAAAAATGTTCAAGGTAGCGAATGTCAATTATGAGAAGCAGACGAAGAAGAATATGAAGAAGCTTGCCAAAAATCTGAAGAAGACGGTCAAGAAATCCATCAATAAAAATATAAATAACAATAACTTTGAAGTTCACTACATGCGTCCCAAGAACTAATGTGTCGCAGACTGCTTCAATGTATCAATAAAGTTTCTAATTTTTTGCAAATTCGTTTCCAGAGATTCGCCAGGTTCTGTGGAAAGAGTGAGTACAGGAATATTCGTGTTATCAATCCACTTCTTGTGTTGACGATCCAAGGAGTCCAAATAATCCAAATCAATGTTTTCTTCTCCATGACGATTACGAATGGCAATTCGCTCCTTTGATGTGACAGAACCAGTAGATAGATAGATAACACCATTCACAGGATATTGTTTACTGAAGATATTGAACCAATTATCATACAAATCCCATTCCAACATATCCATTAACCCAGCATCACGAAGCATTTCTGCAAAGACATACTTATCAGTTAATACAGAACGTTCGGTGATAATGACTTGCGGATGCTTCAGAGTTGGGTCTAAACTTTCCACGGCATCCTTGATATTTTTGAGTCGAGTCAGAATGGCACAATTTTGAAAGGTGTAGGCCCATCGTCGCTTATCTTTGTAGAAGAGTTCTAAGAGGTTTTCACCTTCATTATTTTTGAGAGCGGTCCATTGACCAACTGGTTCGTCCACCAAGTGAACATCATGGATATGCTTACGAATTTCAGCAAGGAGGGTAGACTTTCCTGCACCAATGTTACCATCAAGAGAAATAATGATCGGACTCATGGATATATCAACGATTTCGAATTTGTTTTGGTATCCTCTTCCTCATCAAATTTTGAAATCATTTACTTCATTTTTTAAAGAATTATTTATATACTATTAATACCTATAAATATAAAAATAATAAAAAAAAGGAAAGTATATTATCTAAAATTGATATAAAAGAATAATAGCGAATATATGTGATTTAATTATTCCATGAGGTTAGATATATTTATACTATCTACATTATGCAGTCTTATTTGTCTAAGTTTTCCGTTAGCAATGGCCATTTTATGTGGCTTTATTGCAAAATATAATTCGGATATCAATGAAATAGGTACCGTTATCTTTGCGAGTATTGGTTGTGTATTCTTTGGACTCTGCTTTATCTGCGGTTTGTGTAATGTAGGATTTCAAACGTATCATTATTGGTACGATCCCTATGGTGTTACCAATCCATCTATTCTTCCAATATCAATAGGTATGCCATTAAAAGAAATTATTATTACCACTCATTCATATGATGCAAACCGAAAGGTTGGTTCAAAGATAGAAAGAAATGAACTTTAAAAATTGTTTATTGTTGTTTATCAGGAATGGCTATCTATCTGAGTAACGTAAATGACGCCTACGGGCCTTTATTAACCTCCCATTGGGAAAAGAAAGAAGACCCACAGCACTATGATTATTTAACTACCCAGTTTGTGAATCCTGCACCGAAGCGACATATCCTTGGCATGGTAGGCGGGAATGAAGTGAGTCTCATTCAAGGTAACATGGTGGATTTGGAATCGGATTTACGAGGGATCAACATTCCGAACACCTTCTGCCCTTGGCGTCAATACCAGCCGCCACCCAAGCATCAGTCAGAGATTGTTCGTGATAACACAAAGATTCAACTTAAGATCGATGTGAAGAAGGAGCATCTTCCTGTCTACCAGATGTGGGCTTACCCAGCGGTAGTAGCCCCTGAGCCGATGGTCAATGAAGTATGTGTCAAGCCAGAGAAATACTAATGTATTTTTTTATAAAAGGAGTATAATAAGAAGAATGGCTTCGGCTTGTTATACTACGCAGCAAAATTTAACACGACCCAGAAATGATCCATTTCACCAGGTGGATGATATGCGAATTACATCCTATGCGGCCCGCTACTATTTGAATCCCCCCGCCGCAAATTGTCCGACAACCTTCCCTGTTCAGGCAACGACACGTATCCAGAAGAGTGGTGACTCATGGGTTGCAGGGGAATGGAAGACCGACGTTGAATCCGACCTGAAGGGTATCGATCGTCTTGGTACCCGTATTCGGTGTGATGCTGTCCAATACAATCCAGATACAAATCGTATGAACAACATTCCACTTTCGAATGCCGACGATGAAAATGTACCACAAACGTTTGCTCGGCTGGTAGACCCCCCGTGTACTCTTCGCACCACGGGTTGGAATCGTTGGCAACCCCTCTTCCATAATCCTCAAGAAACATTCGAAACACCATTTGACTTCTTCATTCCATCTCGTGACATTGATAAAGAAAAATACAATACCCATCGTGAAAAGACATGTTTCACCCCTTACCAGCAACCACCTATTTCCGAGCTCGGACACGAAAAGGATATGTACCCCTCGTATCCATTTGTACGTACCTAAATGATAAGTTGTATTATACCAATTATGTCAATTAATATGTTTTATATAAACCTACTAATTGATTTTATTCAAAAAACTAAGAACAACTATTCTAAGACTTCCTCTTCTTCGGGTGTGAGTAGCCACATTTTATGCTCTTTCATTTTTGCCATTTTAATATGACCCTTTACCCAATTAAAATGAACAAGCACTGTCTTATTTTTAATGGTTTCCTTATTTTCATAGAACATTTTACCATTTGGATATTTCTCCAAGGGTAAGGATTTCATGCGACAAAATGGTTTTACAAACTTATTAAAATACGTTTGATCATTGTTGTCAAACGCACAAGAGTCATATTGTTCTTTTCCTTTTTCGGAGACACAATCATACGCCCGAATCAGTTTGTCATTGGAACGAATATACATATATCCTGTGCACATGTTCACCGTGTTTTCATTGTCCATGGAATCATTTTGAATCCATACATCGTGAGTCGAATCATTCCACCATTGACGAATATCATCTAATGGATTTTTATGAAATACAATATCACCGTCCACCAATAACACATGTTTTCTTAACGAAAGAAGATGATAAATTAATTCCAACTTCAAAAAACATATTTTATCATAACCCTTCGTATTCCAAGGGCAGAACCTAGAAAGAGAGTTATCCTCCATGCAAAATACCGAATAACCCAGATCTTTCAAAATAGAGGTCCCCTTTTTATCAATGCAAACTAAAAATACTTTTTTATCAAGACCAAATGGTTGTAAACTTTTTAGCATATTAAGTGTATATAACAAATATCCATGATTGGTAACAGTTGTTATAATTGTTTGATTATCCTCAAGCAAACAGGATTGAATATCATCGATGGTAATATTCATAGACATTGACCTACTATCTTGCGACCTGTTTAGATTGAGTATAGTTTATCACATTTTCATTCATATTCATGCAGATATCATTAAAAGTAAATACAAAAATAATTAGCATCCACAAAGTTTATTATTTTACATAACAGAAAAGATGTCAATTCTTCCAAAAAAATAAGGTTTTAAACTGTAGTAGTATGGAAATCGCAGCTCTATCAGGACTTTTAGGATTAGGGTATCTAATTTCTAAAGCAACCAAACCAAAAAATAGTACAGAGGGTTTTAATGGAGCGATGACACAAAATAAAAAGGCGGCGGCAAGTATCCCTCCCTCGGATCACATTGCTCCCCTTCTTCAACCAGTTCGTGAAGGATTCATGCCTGCTGCTCGAGGACCTAATTCGGATCCACTCACTCTTGCTCCTAAGGGTGCATCTGCTGTAGGATTCGGACCTGAGCTGGACATGATGTATCAGATGCCGAATGGACAAACCTATCCGTCTGAGCCAAGCCCTGGACCATACGGTACTGCCTTAGGATATGCCTCGAATAAGCCACCCTATGCACCTGGACATGTCCCGGGTACTCAACCGTCTCCATCACCGATTGAATCGAACGTACCAATGACCGAATTTCGCTCCGATAATACGGAACAAGATCCCGTATATATCGAGAAGGATTATGTAGTGAGTCCACTTTCTGGACAGAAGATACCATCCAATGAGTTCAAGCATAACAACATGCAACCCTTCTTTGGAGGCCGCATTAAACAAAATATGACAGCCAATGCCAATGTTCAGACCCTTGATTTTTACAATGGTAATGGTTCAACACAGATGAAGAAACAAGAAGTGGAAAACATGTTTGAGACTTCCCGTGCTCCTTATGGTAATCCGTTTGGCATGGAGGACAATACTGAATTCTTCCAATCTCGTATTGCGACTCAGGCTCCAATTGTCCGAAATGGTGAGCGTCCATTTGAGCCTACCAAGGTCGGCTCGGGTATTGGTGAGAAGTTTGGCTTCGCAGGAAAGGGTGGATTCCAGCAACTCGAAATCAATGAAATTATGCGTCCCAAGGATACCAATCAGTTGCGTGTTCTTTCGAATCCTAAGGAAACCTATGATACTCCGATGGTTCCAGGTGGTCACTTTATTGGTGCCAGTGCGGATGTAGCAGATGTTGGTGAAGTTCGTAAGTACAAGCCCGATACTTTCTACATTGATGAATCGGGTGAGCGTTTCTTCGTAACAACAGGTGATCTTATTAAGGAAACAGTTCGCTCAGTACAAGTGTTACCTCACACCACTCGCCCAGAAACCTCTGTCGAGTATGAAGGTATTGCAGCATCCCAAGACTTTGGTGAGTCTTATGTAACTGGTTCGTATCGCATGCCGATGAATCAGCAGTTTGGTGGTGCTGGATACCGTAATGCAGACATGACAAGCTACTACACGAAGGATATGGATGCAGCAGAGGCAGATTATGGTAAGTCATCGATTGAGATTCGACCGAATGAGCGTAATGAGACCTCGGAACGTGTGATGGCTCTGAATGCAGTTCCAGCAGATAACGGTCTTGTATCGGCTCACTACACAGACGATGCTCGTCCCACTCGTCGTGCGGAAACCACGGGTAACATTCGTATGACAGGAACACCGATCAGTTTTGCGGAACGGGCTCCTGCGATTACGGTGTGGGATCCGAGTGACATCGCACGTACAACGGTTCGAGAAACGACTATCTATCTGGACCGCCCAGGCATTGCTTCGGCAGCATCTGCTCCAAACCGTTTGAAGGTGTACGACCCCGATGACATTGCTCGTCCGACTCAGAAGGCTCAGCTGTCAGCGGGTCTTGCCTGGACTGGTCCAGGTGGCAATGGTGCTTGGAACGATGTAATGGACCCCACCTTTGCTTACAACATGCGTACAAACCCGAACAAGGAACTTATTGCACGTGGACGTAAACCAATTGGCGGATCGGGCAAATCAGCAACTTTCAATGGTGACCCAGGTCGTCAGACTTCGAAGAAGCTTGATACAGACTTTATCAATGATCGTGCCTTGGCCATCAATCGTTCGATTGACATTACGCCAGGTGTGGGTGATATCGGTCGTGTTGAATTCCGTGTTCCGCTTAAACTTGATATTAGCCGTGAGAGAAATCAGTATGAGGCTGTATCGGCAGTGGACAATAACCCATTACAGCAGAGCTTGCGTAAGAACGCAGAACTGGATGAGGCTGCTATTCGTGAATATCAACAATTCCTATCCCAGCAGTCATAAACCCGATTGCATCTACGGCATGATAAAATTAAATCATGCAAGTATATAGAAATGGGACTATTTAATTGGATTCCTGGAATGTCTTCTGCGAATGCAACCAAGAAGAATAATGCGTCTGCAAATTCAGCAATGAAGAATGTTAAGAAGGTGAATGGTGTAGTCAATCAGGGATTCCAACAGACACCGACTGCTGCTCAAACAGGTGGTATGGCTCCAGTGAACTTTGAGTATCCAGCCAACATGCGTCAACCTTCCGATAAGATCATGGAATGGGCAACTACCGCTGGAATGCCTACACCATCAACTGGTATGCGTAATGTTGCACGTGGTGGTGCTCGCAAGACACATAGAAAGAAGTATAAGAAGCAAAAGAAGGACAAGAAGAATAAGACCAAGAAGGACAAGAGAACTAAGAGGTCCAAGCGATCCAACCGTTCCAAGAAGCAGAGAAAGTAAGGATATAAAAGATATTGAATATCATTTGAGTAATGGATAAAACCCCCGTTATATTAACAGGTCCTCCTGGATGCGGTAAAAGTTACTGGATTCAGAAGTATGCAGAACAAGTTCGAAAACAGTTATTTGTATGTCCTTGTCGTAAAGATAGAACTCTACGAGATGGACGACAAAAACTTCATATTTGGGCTAGACGAACGGAGCCCGCTATTTTATGGTTAGAGGGAGCAGATGATTTAACTCCCGAAGCCCAGGCATTTTTACGAAGAATTCTAGAAACACATGCATCCGAAGTTTTGTTTATTTTAGAATGCCGTGATGCTGGAAGACTTCAAGAGCCTATTCGTTCGAGATGCACAATTAAGAAAATGTATCAACCGTCATGGTTTGATTTAGAAACATTCTTAGATAAAGAAAGTAAATTGATTCATAAAGAACAAATAAGAAATTATTTAAACAAGAATGAATACTCGTATCGAAAAGCCAAACAATGTGCCTTTTTACAACTCGAATATCCAGAAATTTGGGAAAAGACAATTCAACATCGCCAAGAAGAAAGGAGTGTTATCCCCAATTTACAAGGTGACCAATTAATGGAATACATCAAAAAAGGATATCATCCTGAGGCATTTATTAATAGTATGTTGGGAGTTGATTCTACATTACGAGACTACGGTACGTGTTTAGAACTATCGGGCTCGCTTTGGGCATTTTTGGGTAGTGCGTTATATAAGCGTGACACAACACCCAAGAGTGAAGAAGAATGAATAGAGGATCCGATTCGATTCTTTCCGTGTATTCGGATGCCCGAGCGGAATATACGAAACAGCTTTGTGTATTTTTAGTCCCAGCCTATTTCCAGTTTTTCATTGAGTTACTGGAAAAGGCCAAGGAGGCAACGATTCAGGAGCCAAAACGGGCTCTATGGCAGTTTCAAAACTATCTGAATGAGGTACATGACTGGAATATGGAAAAGGTAAATCACGAAATTCATAATATTCATACCAATTCAGGTTGTGATTACTTAGACGATTTATTGACTGCTGTATTCATTGCTCACACAAAGGTACTGACTGCCATTCGTCTTTCAGCAAACAAAAAGAAGATTGAAATTAATGTACCCAAAGTGGAACATTTCCTGTTCAAGGTACTTTGTGAAACTTCAAAGCTATTGTGGAGTTCTTCTTATCTTTTCCGTGATGGAATTTCTGCCATTGAAAAACAGCAAAACTATCGTTCGATTGAACAATTGATTAATGAGGGTATTCTTCAAGCCATTCGAAGCCTTGTTCCTGTTAAGTCTATTCTAAAGGACTTTGTAAACAATGACTTTGCAGAGGGAGCAGAGGATGAGGATAGTGACAGTGAAGATGAGAAGGAAGTGGAGAAGGTAACAAAGGAAGAGCCGAAGGAAGAGCCCAAGGAAGAGCCGATTACCTTCCCATCACCATCCTCCATTGAAAAAGACATCACTCCTGCTCCAGTATCAGTAGCAACAGTTATGAATGAGCCAGTTATTCCAGAAATTCCTTTACCTGTCGAACAAATTCATGAAGCAGAGCAAACCCGTGAAGCGGAGCAAACTCATGAAGTACAAGAAGAGAAAAAGGCTCCTGCTATCGTTGAGCCAGAACATCCTACCATCATTATCGATGACAAGCCTGGAGTAAAATTTAGTGAATTTGATGCGGTATTTGACTCAGAATATCCTGAAAATTCGGATTTAATCTATTATCCTAAGGATGATATGGAAGATGGTGTTCCGGATCTTGAAATATTAGATGAATCTGGTACACCACTATCAGAAGATATTGATTTTGATAGCCTCGATAAAAAAGAGGAATCCAATGACATTAGTTCTCTCGATTATGAAGAATTAAACTAAGTGCGGTATAAATTGTGTGTTTTTTCTAAAGAGATGGAGTAATGATACCTACTTGGTTCCCTTGGATAGTTGTGGGAGGATTTTTGTTTGTTGTATTAAGTTTTGTTGCTTCTAAATACAAGCAAAACTCCTATCAATTGAAGCAGTTTATGCAAGATTTTATTAGTGGATCGATCCTAATTGGTTTCATTGGTGTTCTAATGCCTGATGTATTTCCTTCCATAACACTTCCCTCCTCTCTCTCTATGATATCAAAGGAGATGGATTCCGATTTTGATTTACAAGTTGGCCCTCCGCGACTGGCTGGGCGTTAATGCTATAAAAAATCTAATATAGTAGAAATGTCGACAACAATATATGATTCGTCTTTACTTACGAAGCGACGCCAAGACAAGGCAGCATCCGGTTCTTTCATTAGTCGTATTACTAATCCAACAAATCCAAACACGGGATATGCACCCATGTTAGGTATTTCCAGTCAATCGATTATTAATACAGTCAGACAAGGAAACATGCCCTACTATCGTAAGGGTGATGGAGGATGCACAACCATTAATAACGGATGTCCTTGTCAACCAATTAGCAGCGGAGATTGCTGTAACACTAATTAAATATTAATTATGTTGTTATGATTCATAACCAATAATTAATAGAATTAACATCCTAAGGAATATACTGTTTCCTTTTTATCAACTTTCTTGTCCCACTTGAATTGTGTAAAGATGGGCTTATGAATTTGTTCCGAGGGAATTGCATTATGTACATCGTGAGCGATTCGTATATATAAATCAAATCCATCGTATTTATCATTTCCATATTTATCTGCATAAATCGTTTGACCTGCATCATCTACTGTCCAGCTCCATAGAAGATTATAGAGAGGAGAAGATGTTTCGAAGACCTTCCAGGAACCTTCTTCGCTCATGAGGTAAAGTGACTTCCCCTTTTTCTTTGGTGGCTTTTCATCAAAAAGTCCATCAATTAGACTAACGGACAGTCGACATAGATCAAACGACGGATTGGGTGTATTTTTTGGTTTGGAAGAATCGAAGAATGGACCAAAGTTATACTGATCACCTGCATCTTGGTTGGGCCAATGATCATCAGAAACCCATAAATGGGGCCCCAAACGGAAAATTGAACGACCGAAATCAATTAGGCTGAATATTTTTCCAAAGGTAGGTACTCTCCAGACAGTTCCTTGATGATTTCGATAATACAAGAACTTTTGGGTCGTCGACCTCCAAACAATATTGTTAGAATGAAGATCGTTATGCGTAAACGAGATAGCCTTTTGTAAAAAGGATAATGCAGCAACTACTTGGAATAACCATGCAATCCATCGAGCCTCCCAACCTTGTGTACCTCTCTTATGACCATCGATCTCATCTTCTTCTAACAAATCATCCATGACACCCTCTTGAGCTTCTTGATAGATCATAATGATGGGCATATTGGGCATTTCAAGTGAAATATCCAAATCTAGTTCAATCGTTTCATCTGAATCCGATGATCCCTCTTCTGAATCCGATGATCCCTCTTCTGAATCGGACGATCCCTCTTCTAAATCGGACGATCCCTCGTCTGAATCGGATGTTCCCTCTTCTGAATCCGATGATCTAGAAATTTGCTCTTTGATATTATTTGTATCATCAGTAAAATCTTCAATGGTATCAAATGTAACTGAGTGCACAGATTCAATATCAGAAATATCTACCTTTGAATCTTCAGAAACGATTGGTTCTAACTCGACATCTCCCTCGCTGTCATCCACATCATGTTCAAATGGACACGTCGTTAGTTCTTTATAAATTTCTTCAAAATTAGGAATATCCTCATCGTCATCCTCTGGTTTTGAAACAACAATAGATGCTCCATATGATTTTATACCTTTCCAGAACCATCGACATTGACGATAGGTATAGAATTCAGTTGAAATATTAAACTGATAAGATTGACTAATGCCAGTTGAACAGCCGTAATAGAGCACACAATGCGGTGTAGCATTAAGTTCTCGGAATCGACTCAATACAAAATTCGCAACATTGTCTACATATGCCTGATTATTAGGATTGTGAAGTTTTAAAAGGGTTTCTTTCCAGGACTTTTCACTCTGAGGAAGTAAAGGGTGTTCAGGTGAACTATACTTTTCCTTAATCATGTTGATCGGGTCAAGTAAGTGAATAACTTTAATGAAGGCTTCACAGTCCTCTATTTCACCCTGCTTGGATGTTCGTTTACAGGACCATATTTTGGGTTGTTCTGGTTTGGAAGTAAGCCAGGTATCAATCCAGTATTTAGAAGGAAGAGCTAGATGACGATGATGAAGCGTTGATTCTGTAATAGGAAATCGATCCACGGCTGGATGGTACCGCTGTAGGTGTTGGAAATTAGGAAAAACACCTCGTTCATTTTCTGTAATGGGTTGTTCTCTACATGGTTGTTGACGTAGAGTTCGAAGAATCGATTTCATCTCCTTTTTTCAAAGGAATCTGACTGCGTTTGTGTACCGCACTACTAAATTTATTTTGCTACTAGAATTACTATGGCTACGCAAGGTGGTGTTAATGTCAATCTCCGGAAGTTTTCTATGAAATCCATTCCGCAAGATGCGGTTGTTATTTTTATTGGTCGTCGCCGAACAGGTAAGTCGACACTAGTTCGCGATCTCTTGTTCCACCATCAGGAACTCCCTATGGGATGTGTTATTTCGGGTACGGAAGAATCGAACGGTTTCTTCAAAAAGATTGTTCCACCCATGTTTATTCATGGAGAGTACAATCCAGTCATTTTGGCAAACTTCGTCAAACGCCAAAAGCTTGTTATGCAAAAGATTCAACAAGACTTGGAGAGAGGAATCACTTCGAATATTGATCCACGAGCCTTCTTGATTTTAGATGATTGTATGTACGATGACTCATGGACTCATGACAAGAACATTCGATATCTCTTTATGAATGGCCGATGGCTCAAGGTCTTCTTCATTATTACCATGCAGTTCCCTCTTGGTATTCCTCCTGCTCTTCGTACAAATGTTGATTATGTATTCATTCTTCGTGAACCATACCGAAATAACCGAGAACGTCTCTATACCAACTATGGGTCAGCCTTCCCCTCTTTTGAGTTTTTCTGCCAAATGATGGATCAATGTACACAGAATTTTGAGTGCCTTGTTGTGAATAACAATACCCAAAGTAATAAATTGGAGGATACTATTTTTTGGTACAAGGCAGAGATTCATGGGGATTTTAAGATGGGTAAGCCAGAGTTATGGAGACAATCGGAAATGATGGCCCGATTTAAGGAAGAAGAAGACGTTAATGTCTTTAATCCCCAGGCAAGTATGAAACTGAAGGGACCAGCCATTAATGTGCAGAAGAAATACTAATCTATTATCAGAAATGGATATGAAATTAAGAATGCTATCAGGAACAGTATTTATTGTTCTCGTATTTGCAATGCTATTGTATTTGATAGTAAATCCACAAGTTTCAGAAAATTTTGTCGATCCAGGCCGATGTGGAGTGGATTTACCCTCGTGTTCAGGAAAGAATATACGGTGTATGAATGGTTACTGTAAATCCGATATTCCACCCTCGCTTCCACTTCTATCTGATTTACCTATGACACCGCCAACAAAGTATCCTTATGCTTAATTCTTATTTGATTATCCAATAATTAAAACCGAAACAATTGCTAGAAAAAATGGCTCGATCGAAATCGATGGGATTAGGTGCGATGTTTGTATTTTTGGTAGTCGCAATCATTGTACTACCGATGATTGTGAAGTATGTTGAAAGTTCACAGCTGCACTATGCTATTTCGGCATTTACGGATATGAAGGAAGCAGGTGGACCGTCAGGACCCTCTTCCGCGGATGGTGGAGTTGCGGGCATTCCTGCGATTGGTGAAGCCTCTAAGCTACCGTCGTGGCGACCGGATCCGAACACGAACTACCTTTGCCGTTCGCCAAATGAAGATGGAAACCCGTGCCCAGAAGGATATTTCTGTGATGGAACTACCCAGTCTTGTATTAAGAATTATGTAGGAAACACGGGTCCATGGTCTGGTTATTTCTCTTAAACAAAAATGCATTATTTTAAAAATAATTATGTTTTTGTTATGAGTTTTTGTTATAAGTTTTTAATATTTTAGGCATTCGGCTCAACAATTGTATTCTGAGGGGTCTCATCCCTGCTAACTGTCTCTTGAGCAATCTGTTGAATGATGTCATTTGTCTTCGTTTCTTCCTCTGAAACCTTTTCAATAGTCACATTCGGCTTTTCCATCTTACGCTGAATTGCCAAATCACCCTGGCCCTGGAACATGCTACCAAACGAATCAGTTGCATTACCCTGTGATGCCCCACCAAAGACCTGCTTCGAGTTCTTGGCACGTTCCTCGAAGAACTTCTCACGATTATCCTCATTCTCCTTGTATTTACGCATGAGTGTATTCAGCTGATCCTGTGCATACTCCTGATCGTTCACTTCGTGCGGCTGCGGATCCCATGGTAGCCACTTTCCAACCTCGCCAATGAAGATATTGTGATACTTATCCTTGCTCTGAAGCTTCTTCGCCTTTAGTTCTGCCTCCTTGGTATTACCATAGACGCCACGAATCTTCAGACCACGCATGCTTGTTTGGAAATCATTGATTGCATAGAAATCAGACTCCAGCTTCCCCTTGTTTGCGTACATGAAGTCATCATAGGCCTCCGCAATCTTAGTCTTGGTGATGTCCGCACGATTCTTCTGAACAAACTGATTATACTTACCCATCACATCATCAACATTAATACGATTCTTACGACAAATAGCAGCCTGTTCCGCCTGATCATTCTTTTCAAGCTCACGGGCACGGTCATCAAGCTCGTCGTTAATATGCTTTACCGTCTCGACCATGAACTTTTCAAGGTTCTTTACCTTCCAATCGACTTCATAGCTTTCAAGGAACTTCTTAAAGAAAAAATGGTCCTTTTTTTCCAGGACTTTCTCCGGACTCAGAAAACTAAGAAGTACATAACGCTGGGCTGGGATTTCAACATCCTCGTCCAGAAAGTCTTCCACTACGGTTGATTTGGTTTCGTCACTCATTCTCTATCTGACTTGGGTATGGATGCTTTAAACTCGTCTTGGTTTGTTTTAAAAAAAATAGATGATTCAACGAGTTTTTTTCTTGGGATTGAATATAGAAAAGATGGGCTACGGACTTGCTGAAATTGTTAATCGCGTCATTAAGTACCTGATTGAGGGTCTTGTTATTGCTGCTGCCGCTATTCTGATCCCGAAGAAGGCTCTGCCACTGGATGAGGTCGCTACCCTGGCCGTCCTCGCCGCGGTTGTCTTCGGTATCCTTGATGCTGTTTCCCCGAGCGTTGGTGTGACTGCTCGTCAGGGTGCCGGCTTCGGTCTCGGTGCCAACCTGGTCGGCTTCCCCCGCATGTAAAAACTTACTAATTTTTTAAAATTAGAATAAGGCCTATAAAAATCCATTATTTTAACATAAGTATATTATTTTAAATTTATGGATACAATCTATAATAAACTAACACGTTTTGATATACTCCCAGTTTTGATCCTGACAGATCTTTTCCCAAGTTTTGTCTTGTAAATACAACTTGTCACGATTTTTAAGAAGAGGGAAACACGCAAGGTACTCGTCCATTTCGAGTAACTCACAGAATTTGTAAAGAACATAACCATAAGACAAGAAGTTGCGTCGACCCTTGGGGCAATGCTTCTTGAAAGAGGGTTGGATTTCACGGAACATATGACGCAGTTTCTCTTCATCCTCACGTGACATGAAAGGTGCATTTTGTCCATTCAGACGATTGATAATATGAGGAATGTGTTCATAGTATTTCGAGCATTTCATCTTTCTAAGAATTTCACGAAGTTTGGTTGGTTTCAAGGTGCTCATGTTTGTGATACGCTCTTTCTTAAGTTGAAGTAAGATTGCATCATAAACTTCATTGGGGATTTCGGTACTTTCCTTTGCCTGGAATTGAGCCAACCATTCATTAAAGTGATTAATCTTTTTATAGGCATAATAACTAATTTCACGCGGCGGGTCTTTGTATGATGGTTTATCACTATCCACAAGAATAAACTCCTGGTGTCCACATTTGGAACAAGTTAAATAGGCCTCGTTCAAACACATAATCATTTCATTATTGCATTTGTCACACATGGTCCATGGGTCATCATATTCCTCGACGTTATTTCGAGCCATCGTAGGGTCCTCAATTTGGAGGTATTCATTGAGCAGTTGATTTCGTTGCATACCTTTTTGAATGACATTATCTTTGTTCATTCCCTTTATGGATGGATCAATGATTATATTTTTTTCAAGAGCCTCTTCTTGAGCTACTTCCTCTAAAATGGCTAAAATCGAACCAGGTTTTGCTTTGGTGCTTTGACCAATCTTTGTACCTTGTTGAATTTGTTCTTGAATATCATAATAATTATAAAGTATATCGCCTGTTCTAAGATAATAATCCATTAAATCAGAACCATTTTCAATATTTTTTATCTTTCTTTCAAGTTGTTCTACTTCACGCTCTAGTTTCCAAATATCAATGTCTGATGCTGTTTCTTTAATTTTATCATGTAATCTACGTAACTCATCTTTATAAATACTAACGTTATTCTTTTCATCGATCATATTCTGAATCTTTTCATGGTGAATGGCATCTAACGTGGTACGAGCTTCAGGATTACTTCTTTTTGAACTTTTTACTTTAAAAAACGCACTATCTCCCATATGTACAAATATACTTATACGGTACAAGTCAACTCTTTTTAAATCCTTGATTCCTATATTTTTTGTTATTTGTTAGGGTTATCTAATTTATTTTTTTGATTTTATAGCATATTATAATTATTTTATTGTATATCTTCTATTCTATATAGATTTTAAGTCATAACATGCGTATTTGACAGAAAATGAGGGTAGTTTTTGTATGAATCTAGAGCCTCCGACAGACTTCCAAAAAAATCAAAAATTTGTGTTTTCCCAAAATTATTTTGTGAAGGTATGATATAAACAAAAATGACTGGTGGAGGACTTATGCAACTTGTCGCTTACGGTGCCCAGGATGTTTACCTGACCGGCAACCCGCAGATTACATTCTTTAAGGTGGTTTACCGCCGCCACACGAACTTCGCCATGGAGTCGATTGAGAACCCGTTCAACGGTGCCCCGAACTTCGGCAAGAAGGTCACCTGCACCATCCAGCGTAACGGTGATCTGATCCACCGCATGTACCTGCAGGCTACTCTGCCGCAGGTTCAGCTGCAGTCCTCGGACGGCTCGGGTGCCCAGTTCCGTTGGCTCAACTGGATCGGCCACAACATTATCAACTACGTTGAGATTGAGATTGGTGGCCAGCGTATTGACAAGCACTACGGTGACTGGCTCCACATCTGGAACGAGCTCACTCAGGAGCCGGGCAAGCAGGCCGGTTACGCCAAGATGGTTGGTAACGTCCCTGAGCTGACTAACCTGATCTACCAGGGTGGCTCGACTTGCGACAATGACTGCTATGGCGGTGAGCCGCTGACCTCGGAGGTCATCACCAGCTGCACTCCGATGTACACCCTGTACATCCCGCTGCAGTTCTGGTTCTGCCGCAACCCGGGTCTGTCGCTGCCGCTGATTGCTCTGCAGTACCACGAGGTCCGCATCAACCTCGAGTTCAACACCCTGAACAACCTGTGCTGGGACTACTCGAACTCGTCGGACCCGCATGCCATCCGCAACCGTGTTGGCCAGTGCGGTCTTGCCGCTGCCTCGCTGTACGTCGACTACATCTACCTCGACACTGATGAGCGTCGTAAGTTCGCCCAGGTCTCGCACGAGTACCTGATTGACGTCCTCCAGTTCACTGGTGGTGAGTCGATCACCTCGTCGGCCAACAAGCTGAAGCTGAACTTCAACCACCCGTGCAAGGAGCTTGTCTGGGTTGTTCAGCGTGACTCGTTCGTCAGCTGCGATGATAACATCATCAACCCGTGGAAGGGACAGCAGCCGTTCAACTACTCTGACTGGTGGGACCGCTCGGTTCTGGAGTCGGGCTACTCGGTTACCCGTGTCGAAGGCATGGCCGGCAAGAACCCGACCATCACTGCCCTCCTGCAGCTCAACGGCCACGACCGCTTCCAGGTTCGCGACGGCAACTACTTCAACTGGGTCCAGCCGTACCAGCACCACACCAACATCCCTGCCGTTGGTATCAACGTCTACTCGTTCGCCCTGCAGCCTGAGCAGCACCAGCCGTCTGGCACCTGCAACCTGTCGCGTATCGACAACACCACTCTCCTGCTCACGGTCTCGAACAACGCTGTTGGCACCAACCTGAGCTCGACTGTCCGCGTCTACGCTACCAACTACAACGTCCTCCGTATCATGTCTGGTATGGGTGGTCTTGCTTACAGCAACTAAAGTGTTTTCATACGATTTTGTATGGGAATATACTACATATTTTATTTTTTTTATTAAAAATTGACAAAAATACTTATTATTTTGAATGTAGATATATATTCAAAATGGAAGTAAAATCTGAACCAATAAAATTTACAGGAGATGGATTAGAAAATTGGTAAACGGTATAACATATATACACGTTAGTATAGTGAGTGACATCCATATCATTTTCGACATTTAATCGGTGACACAATTACATATAATGGTCTAGTATTGGGTATGATGAAATTGTACTTTGAATTATTAGTATCATTATATCTGAATTTAAAGAAATAATACTGTTTATTTTCAAATGAGTCAGGTAGAAACAATGAATCCACCTCAAGCAGAACCACTAAGCATTTCCGATGCACAACCCGCTATTTTAATTGATGCAACATCGCAAACAAACGTAGAAGAAAAAGAGAATGCTGTTAATGTTTGCAAAGCAGGTAACGGATGGTGCAAAAATACAACCAAAGAAGGTCAAACGGTATGTGACGAGTGTACTAAGATGATGGATAGTTACCCATAGTCAGTTGGTGTTATTATTATGTTTATAGTAATCCTTCATTGTATGATTTATTACTATAAATGCGAGCCATGAATAGAATGCAGCGGCGACGAACAGTACGAAGAGCAAAGTATCCTGTTACTAAAAGAACTAAAAAACGTCGATTCACTAAGTATGCTGGTGGAGCAATTTTTCAAGTCAGATATGGTAACAAAGTTGTATCTGGTCAACCGATGACAAAAGAAGAAACCAAACAGCTTCCCACTGTTTCCTTTTCTGTACCATCTGGAAAACAATATAGTTTAATTATGTGGGATCCAGATGTACCTGAATCCGCTCAGCCAGGATTTGTTCACTGGATCGCAACCAATCTTACAGGCCCTGGTGACATCAAACAACATACCATCATGTCGTACTATGGTCCAAATCCACCGTCAGGAACACATCGATATTTTTTTGGATTGTTTGAACAGTCTCTCTCCATTCGTCCAACTCTCGCAGAGCGTCAACATTTTGATATCGATAGTTTTTGTAAGCAGTATAAATTAGTAAAATTTGCTGAAACACATATGAAAGTATCCTATTAGTATAACTTAAAGATAATAGTTTATAATCATAATACATGACACAGTCATATGGTCAAGCCGCTCAGGATTTTTTTATCATTCATATGCTTAAAAAAAAGAGAAATGGTTATTTTCTTGAAATTGGATCTAATCATCCCATTGTTATAAATAATACTTATCAGCTTGAAAGGGATTATGGGTGGAAAGGTATCATGGTAGAATACGACGGTGCATTTTTAAAAGAGTATCAAGAACATCGACCCAATTCGATTCCTATCATTGATGATGCTCGTACCATCGATTATGTAGATGAATTAAGAAAGGCAAAATTTCCAACAAACATGGATTATTTACAAATTGATTTAGATGTTGATAACAAATCCACTCTTGATGTTCTTTTAAAACTAAGCAATACCGTTTTCCATGAGTATAAATTTGCAACAGTCACCTTTGAGCATGATATTTATAGGGGTGATTATTTCAATACCCGTGCACTGTCACGTGCTATATTTGAATCGCATGGTTATGTACGTATTTTTTCAGATGTCATGATTACAAATGGATCTCTTGGTGATGTCCCATTTGAAGATTGGTATGTTCATCCTGATTTAGTGGATATGGATTATGTTAAAAGGGTTACACAAGAAGGGACTATACATTGTCAGGAAATGATGAGACGATTCTCAGAGGCATCACAGGAATATCAAAATCATAAAAGGTGCATGCTCCCTGTGTCAGAAGGTGAAATTCTTGATAAATTAAGTATCCTTGAAATCAAGCAAAAGGAAATACAGCAAACGGATAGACGGGTTGAAATTGAAAAGGAAATTCAGCTTTATGAATCATTTTTCCATTTGAAACACAGTTTCCAGATATACTATCAGCTTATTTCATTTGTAAACAAGCGTATTTGGGATCTCACGGATATTATCAAAAAGATGGATAGTAACCATTCACAATATGCACCCGTTGCCGCTATGATTTTTGACTACAATCAACAACGTTTCCGAATTAAGAATATGATTAACAGAATGGCGAATAGTTCAGTGAAAGAACAGAAGAGTTATGCATCACAAACAGCTTACGTACATGTATTTATGGAAAGCACAAGTATGATACATGATATAATCTATTGTTTGCTGCACTATGATAATGTAGAAGTTCATTATCAAAAAGTAAGTGATGCATTTAAACACACTGTGCAATCGTTGTTCCCAACTGTTTCTATTACAAATGAAGAAAAGTCACCAACAACTATACAGGCCCAAGAGTATGAAACGAAACAATTATATGAATATTTACAAACACAGTTAAAGGAATGCTTAAATCCACTATTCTATTTAGCAGGTGGCAAATTAGGTGATTTTATTTTACAGTTGTCTGTTGTGCAGCAAAATTATCGTAAGACAGGGAGAAAGGGAGTCATTTATATGTATGACAATATTCCAAATTTACGATACGTACCTAGTTTTTCAAATGGCCTTCAAGGCACGTATGATGATATTTATAATTTGATTATTAAACAAGAATATATTCTTGATTTTAAGATTTGGGATAATTACTATTATGATATTAACTTGTCAAAATGGTATAATAGCCCCTTGTTATACCATACATCGTGGTGTAATATATTTAAATCAGAATATGATGTAGATTGGGGTAAAGAGAAGTGGATTCAAACGAAACAACTTGATATCTATAAGGAACTTATTGTAGTCACACCATTTGCAAGAGATATTACAGTTAATCTATTAGAATTATTAAACAAGCTTAATACTTCAAAAATGGTATTTGCATGTTTTACCCAGGACCAGTATAAGCATTTTGTTAACAAATTTGGACTTGAATTGCCTGTCATTCTATGTAAGAATATTGAGGATATGGCAATTGTTATAAATAGTTGTGCTCTATATATTGGATGTATGTCAAGTCCATTAGCACTGGCTCAGGGAACACATGCGAACACGGTAGCATTATTAGATTACGGAATGGATGCGACACATAACATGTTACATGATGTACTCCCGCGATATCAAGTTCTGCGATAATATATTGCAATGATTACCTTTTCTGCAAGTATATATGAGTTCCTGGATTGCAAAGCATAGAAGAGTACGAGTGTTTCGAACACATTTGGAAGAATCGCACCTATTTTCTCCTCCTGAAAGGCATATTGAGAGTGAAGCAGCAGTAACTACAACTTCAAAATGGGATCAACCATTACAACCAAATATAAAACGATACCTTTCAGGTGGCAAATTAGGAGATTTTATTTATCAGTTGTATGTAATTAAATATAATTATGATAAGTATGGTAAAAAAGGTATTTTATATATTGGAAATGTAGGAGATAATTTTCGATTTGGTTTAGAAAAAACATATAATGATACAAAAGAACTTATTTTATCTCAGGAATATATTGAAGATTATCAAATACATACCAATCAAAAATATGATTTAAATTTATCAAATTGGAGAGCAAATATAGTTTTTACAAATGAAAACAACTGGTTTGAGTTATATCAAAAAACATATCAGGTGCCATGGGGTTTAGAAAAATGGTTATATATTCCTCCAAATAATATGTATCAGGATGCTATTTTATT